AAGGTAATTAAATCTTCGGATTATTGCAAGGGAAATAAATTATCTGAGCTGTCTGTATGGGAAATCTTGCTGTCTAATAAGTTTGTAGAAGGCAGCTCCTAAACTTCGGATTTTCCCTTTCCACCACATACCGTGCTGGTTGTGACCGTCTGTCTTGGCTGGGACAGCTCCCGCCTGGAACATCTTGAAGATCTTGGGTGGAACTCCATCATATTGATAGACACTGCCGCTTTGGAAGCGGACGAATAGTTTGCTATTGCGAGGATCGTAACGAAAGCCATAGATATTGGAGGAGTTGAGATCGGCCTTTGCAATGCCATCCTGAGCTTCTCCTTGCGGTGTTGTGATTTGGCTTTGGAAGCGTTGAATGAGGGATTGAATCTGTGCAGGATTGCGAGATAGAATATTGATGGATGGATCGGGGAATGTTTTGAGATATTGGGTAAAGACTTCTGGATTCTCTCCCGAGAGCACCCAAAGAAGCTCAGCACCTGGGGGAATAGGAGCTTCTTCTCCTTCTGGTGTTTGAAGTTCTTCTTCCAGAAGGCCAATCATCTCATTGAGAAGCTCCTCTGGCACCGTCTCCCCACTCTGAATAATCTCTAGGAAGAGTTGGAGGATCTCGTCCATTACCTTCTGCCCTTATTCTGTTTGTATGCCTGGATGAGAGCAGCTAGCCTAGCTGTAGGTGATTCCCTTGTCCCTGGAGATGATTGCTGTGGCTGACCAATCAGCCTAGATAAGATGTCCTCAAATGGCTCCCCAGAGTGTTCTTCAATAGAGTTTACCTGATCGGAGAGACGAGAAGATTTACGTGCTTTGGAAGCGATAGACTGTGCATTGCCTCCAGAGGACTGTTCCTTCTTGATGAATTGAACTAACTCAGGAAATTCATTAAGACCAGAAAGAGGATCGGATGGTTGTTGCTGCTGTTGTGGAGCAGATCCCTGAGGTTGTTGTCCTTGTTGTCCCATTGAAGCTCCTAATCCTGACAAAGCTGCTCCACCAGCACCACCCAATGCAGCTCCTAGAGCTGTTTTTCCTGCTGTAGCAGCTATACGACCAGGCAATTCGGATTGTCTCTGTAATTCAAGATTTGCCTGTTCATCTGGACGAGACGTTTCATCAATTTTGGAAGAGCCCCCAAATTCTGATTGAAGAAAGCCTAGGGTTGCTCCCAAAGAATGTCCATATTTTCCAGCCTCCTGAAAGAAGTTGGAAAATTTTGGGTTTACTTTCTCTAATCCTTTCTTAATCAGATCAGAAGACGATATGTTTTTTAGTTTTAAGAGAGAAAGTATCTTGTCGATCATGGTTTCTTACCTGTCATTGTAAAGTAGAGGATATCAGAGAGAGATGGCTCAAAACTTCCAGATTCCTGAAGTTCTCTTTCCTGGAAGGGAGTTATCTCTTTTTCTGTAGAAGCTACATAATCAAGAAATCCCTGAGGGGAATATCCTTTTCTCCTGAGTTGTGAAGCAAAAGCTTGCAGACTGTCTTTGGGAGTCAGAAGATTAAAAGCCTTGGAAAATACCTTTTGGTCATTTTTCTCCCCAAATCCAGCCTGTTTAAGGCCAGAAAAGAAGGATGCTGCATTTGAAGTTGGAGGTTTAGCTAATTCACTGGCTATAGGAAGACTAAACTTTCTTCTTGATACCAGATCATTTATAAAAGATTCTGATTCACCTACATCATCATAGGCTTTCTTGACAGCTCTCACTTCCTTTAGAGGATTGGAAGTAAATAAAGAAGACCAGAAATCTCTTCCAGGAACGGTGAACTTGTTTCTTGCTTTAGCAAAGTCTAGAGCTTTATCTCCATAGTATCTTGCAGCTTCTTTGTCTGTCATCTTGCCAGAGAGAACTGCATCTTCTGCCTGTGCTTTGAACTTCTCCTGGAGATCTCCTAAAACATCTTTGTAAGTTTCTGTTCCACCTTTCTGAATCTTTGTTTCTAGAATTTTGTCAAAGTCTTGCCTAACAGCTGTGATTTGATTCTGTTGTGTTTTTGCTCTCCCTGCCTCATATTCAATTGCAGAAGCCACCGTTGGAAACCTAAGAGGATTTTCTAGCTGTCTCTTTGCTCCCTTAATACTAAGAATCTCGGGGTCTTCAGATAATCTTTCTGGACGCTGAAGAACTTTTCCTTCTTTTGTAGCGGATGATTGTAGAGGCTGTTCCCCTTCAGAAGAAACTCCAGCTTGATCTAAAATCCTCTGAGAAGCTCCTCTGGCCTGAATATAAGGCAATACAGTAGGAAGAGCCTCTCTTCCTCCTGGGGCTCTTATAACCTTTCCTATCTCTTTTGGAATACCCTCAATCTTGTCAAAAACATTTGCAAGCTGATTCCTTTTCATGCTGTCTTCATATTGACCACTGAACCCTTCACCAAAGGACTTCCCTATTCTTCCGAAAATGTCTCCCTGTTCGATTGTCTGTGCCATTTAAAATTTGCCTCCCAACCAATTGCCTGCCATAGTTCCAGCAGTCTTACCAGCTCCTTCTGCAAGGCCTCCAATAAGCCCAAATGTCTCTGGCCTATGGATATTCTCATTGTATTGCTGTAGACCTCTTTGACCTATGTATGTAAGACCAGCAGCCCCTTCCGATCTGAGCTGCGCTCTAATGGCTCCTAACCTCTCGGATAGGTCTGTCCCAGCATTGACAGCAGCATTGCGAAATCCACTGCTAGATAGGGCGCCAGACCCCATTCCAGCGAATTGTTCCGCTAGGTCTGGAATGATCTGTTCTCTGAAACGTCTTTGCTCTGGAGCGAACATAGCATTAGCTGTCTGGCTATTGTCGGATAAAAGATCACGATAATAGTCTGCTGACTGACCAAATGCTCCACCTGCTCCTGGGCCTTGTCCGGCTTGAAGAAGGTTCTTATAGCCCGCTTGCTGCTCTTGGCCCAGAAGAGATTGCTGGTAGTTTCTTTCTGGTTTCCCAAAAAGTGCTTGATAAAATGAAGATCCCCCAGATTGTCCTCTTTGAGGTATGCCCATGTTGTTTGACCCATAAGGGGATGAATTGGTGATGAATGACATTTTAGACCTCCTGAATGTATTCAAACATTATGTTGCATCTATCATACGTTCCATTGGATAGAACATATATATTTGTTGCGTCGTAGTTTATATCTAAACCCGCTCTGGAAGCAGCTATATTCCCAGTACCATTTATCGGTGTTCCAATAAAGTTAGATGAATTAGAGGCAGCTGCCCATAGGTCAATTAAGGTAAAGTTCTCATCAACTGTCACCCCATGAGCGAATGTATTTAACCCAGATACAATGCCTGTAGTGGTGATGACTTTTCGTAGGATCGTCCTGAATGCCTGATTGTTGTTTACGCCAGGGATGAATTGCTTGCCGCTGAGAAGTTCTTCATCTAAGAACCATCCTATCTCTCGGATGTTAACCGCATTGGAAATCTTCTTGAGATGCTCTATAAGAAACTCTCTGGCATCTTCCCATTTCTCTGGAACAACATCATAGACAGGAACATAAGATTCGAATATTTGACTGGTTTGATTTGCCATTACTGAATCCTTAAGAATTGGAGCGTCCACCAAAAGTTAGCTGTTCCTCCAAAACTATTTACTATCTGAAGAATTTTGCCACTGAATTGAGCTGCTATACCACTATTAGGGCCTAAAAGACTTACACTTCCTCCGCTTGCTTGTGAAAAAGTGACAATAAATGGACTGGAAGTTGTTCCATTTTTAATTCCATATAACATGCAGACTGCAAAAGTTGTAACTCCAGTAAAATCAAGAACATTTGTAGTAGCATTAAAAGCTAAACTTATTCCTGAAGAAGGAGATTGCAGTGTAGTAATTGGGCTGGGAACTGAATTATTTGGCCCTCTAGAATATTGAAGCACACCAATATTCGCAGCATCCTGAAAGCAATACATTATAGGACTTGCAACCGTTGTAGGAGGAGATGCGGATGGAGTGCCTATGGGATTTTGATAGGCAGGTGTGGTTATTGTGTTATGCAGCCCTTGGTTTGCTGAAGTATTTGAAAATGCATAGTGCTCAATCCCAAACACCGTATCCGCTGTATTTGTGTTAGTCACTAGAAAAGGCTGACTGACATCTAAGTCATCTGTTGCAACTGGTTGATTTCTAAAATATGTGCTCATTTTGTCCTCTATCTATTGGTTAGCCTTCCAGCTTTACGGTTCCATAATATTTGCGCATCAATCTGAACATCTGATTGTTGTTCTATTCCTACAAGTTGAGCATACGAGAGTGTATAGACAATCGTTATGAAGTTCCCTCTGGTAGGACAGTAAATTCTCTGCCAGTATTTTGTCCCAGAAACACCATCAGAATTTGGATTGCTAGTGGGAACTATTGAATTGAAGAATGTGTTTGATTGGCTCGTGTCTGGATCTTCATTCTGGGGCTTTATATTCACTGGATCGGTTTCGTTATAGTTCATCAGTACATTCATGCTGATAGCTCCAGAGAGAGTCGAATCCATCAGAATGTCTATGTAGCCCATCTGTATACTCTCTCCGTCATCTAGAAAGTTGAATTTCTTGGATTGAATATAGAATCCATCTCTAACCGCTATCTGACCGCCTCCATTGTAAGTTTGTGAGGCGTCTAGCTGGGGCGTAGTGAAATCCTGAGTTGAAGAATCATAGACATAGAGAAGAAAATTGTTGCCATCTACAATCGATATCCCAAATATTCCGTTATTGAGATCCTGAAATGTAGTGCCTGTAATTCCTGAAATCTGGATAACTTGGTCTTCTACTAGATTGTGGTTGGGGCTCGTGATTTGGGTTGGAGTGGTGGTGTTTCCAGTGATTCCTGTTATAAATAGACTTACATCATTACTGACCTTCGAGTCGAGATATTCAACAAAACCCTGTTGATTTCCACCAATGATATCTGGTGTGGATATCTGTCTATTTGTCCATGGGAAATTAGCCTGATCCCAAGGTATTTGAGTGTTTTGCCAAGTCCTTCCACTAGATGCTATAAATGTACCTAGAGCTGTGAGAGAATCAGTGAAGATAGCCCAAGAGTCATTTTCATAATTGTAAACCAATCTTCTGTTAGGATAGATAATAGGATAAGGAGTGCCAGCTTGATATGGGTAAGTCCAGTAGGCCAACCGATTAACAAAATCTCTAACCGCTTGAATCCTCTCCGTTCCGCTGTCTGTTTCCATTCCTTCAGTGGAATCGTTGAATTGGAAAACCAAATCGGGAATCTTTATATCAATACGATTACTCTTGAAACTATCACATTCGACAATCCCCTTATCACCGATCCCAACCAAGGATGTATCGAACTGTACCGTACTGAAGGTTCCTTCCGCACCCAGCTCAGAATTAACTTTTTCAATCTGGAAAGGAGCGATTGATCTCCCTGTATACCGGAGTTGCCATGTACTTCGAGAGCAATAAATAACAAGGTTATCCCTCACGAATCCTACAGATGTGATACTCTCATTTGTGGGTATATCTAGAAAGCCTCCCTGCCCTCTTTCATCATCTCTCCATGCTGTAGCTGTTAGAGGATTTCCGATAGCCGCCCATCTGATTCTTTGAGGATAGTTTACTGATCCAGCTTGACTCATGCCTTCAAATGTATTGAATACAACTAGACGGCCTCTGAAGGGAAGGATACAGAGAGCTTGAGTGAGTAGATTTCCAGATGCATCGATTGTTGGTGCGAAGTTAGTCCATGTTACTCCATTGGTATAACGGATTGGATCTCCTCCAGTTCCAGAAAAGTTTGTTGCCCAAAAGAGTTTCAGATTGGAATTGTCTACCCAGTAGTTAGTAGACCAAAAAAACTCATCATCGTTACCTGTCCATGTCGTTCCTGGTATAAATTCTCTCCATGCTCCAGATGAGAATATATAGGCATAAACAGTATCGAAGGCAATCGTCAACTGATTGTTGGTGGAGTTCAGATCCCTTTGGCGTAGTCCCATAACTGGAAGCCCAGGAAAATATCCGAAAGACACTGTTGCGGCAGTTCCGCTAGAAACGGTTGTGGTTAGGGCTATGACAGATGTTTGGTAATTGATCGTGCCGCTGTTTCCTGAGGTTGGACTTGTTAAAGTTCCATTTCCCTTGTCAGTGAATGTCACTCCTCCCATTACGATGACAATGCTTCCAGGATTCAATTGAGCTGTGGTCTCTGTGATATTTGGAGAGACAGTGGTAAAAAGGGTAAATGTCCAAACTGATGAACCACTATCTCCTATAGAAACGCTGCTAAAGGTTCTCTGAAGCCTTCCTAGCAGTTCATATCCCTGCTTGCGCTTTATCCTCTCTCTCCATACATAAGCGTTCTCTAAGACAGGATATGCATCATCTGGCAATATGAATTCTTCTCGACTCTGAACTAGCCCTGTTTGATTGCCGCGGATATAAAGTGGAGTATAGGCAGTCATCAATACCAGCCCTGGAGATACCCATTGTTCCATCCTTGATTAGGGATAGACCCACTGAACAGATTGGAATTACGTTGTCCAATCTCCTCTGTAGACTGTCTTTCCAAGACCATAGCTTCTTGACGCTTGAAACCTTCCATGAGGTTCTGAACACCAGCTATGTCCTGCCTTCTGCGGAGGATCTCTATGGCACATCCATAACCAAGATATTGAGACCATTGATTGAGAATAGGGTTGTCTGTAGAGAGCATGAACTGTACTGGAGTAAGATATGTTTCCACCTCTATCTTATGAACGAGCTTAGGAACAGGGCGTATCTCCAGATAGTTGTTCCATGACAACATACAATAGGGCCTCCCAGGAGAGTATTGAGAGACCCATATTGTGATGTCAGGATAGTTCTGCGTAGCAGTCGCAGGAATATAGCCCGATGGGAAGGTGATTGAGAACACACCTGTTACATAGTTAACCGTACCAATATTGATGGAAGTCGTAAGCCCTGGATTCTGAGTATTAATATTGTACATCCCAGGAACAGGGGGATTGGTTGTCTGAGTTGGGACAGATACCAATGGATTTGGCACTTTAAGTTGGAGATTACCATACCCATCATCTGATACTGCAATGGCATTGCCTCCTGTGGCTGTGCCTCCAAGAGCAACGTTGTTGGCTAAAAATGGGCCTGGAATAGTGAAGGTGAATGTGGCAGTCACTCCATCACCTTGAATGGAATTGAACTTAGTTGGCCATCTTGGCCACATGTTATAAAATTCATTCCTATCCTTGAAAAGCTGCCCTTGAACACCTTCAACGAAAAATGGCCCACGGACTCCCTGGTTGTAATTTACATCAAGAGGATAGCGATCTATGTAAGGCTGTGTATAGAAGGTGTAAACATCTCGCATTTGGTCTAGCTTGATGGCATAAGGAAAATCGTTGTTGTAGAAGTTGTTGAGTGTTTGATCGAGATAAGCAGTAGTCAGCTGATTCTCCCCAGGAGATGCTGTGAGTTCACGTACCATCGTTCGAATGAAAGAGACTGTGGAGTTTGCGGCTGCTACTGCTGTCATTTTATTCTCCTACTGATACAAATCGATGTTCACCAGGAACATCAGAATCTACCATAAGATCTTTGTTATTTTTGTCTACTAATCCCGATCTTTTTTTGATCTTCTTTTTGTTTACCATATCTTTAAGACCCTTTGGTATCTCATATTCATGATCGGGTAAGAATTTGTAAGAGAGAAGAGGATCTCCATCCCAGTTACAATAAATAAGTTCTAGAGGGAGATCTGCACCCTTTGTGTTGATATAGGTCACCTTGACCATTTTGCATTCATCAAGGTGCATCTTCTTCATCTTTTCTCTGTCAGATTCCTTGAATCGTTTGTAGTCGTTAAAAACAACAGAATTGCCCACTACCTTCACTAATCCATGTTCTTGTCCTGTTGGCGTTTTCATTGGGTTTGGTTCTCTAATGTGAGATAAAGACATATGTTCTCCTAATTTCCCACCTGTCCGTTCAATGAATGAAAGGGGACTGTGGTCGTGTTATAGATGTTTCTCGCTCCAGCAGGAGATACCGTAGCCGGTTGCTCTCCTCCTGTAGGAAGAACAAATGTATCAAACTCAGTAGTATTTACGTTAGTCGTAAGAATGAGATTAGTAGAATCTACTGCAATTATCTGTCCTGTCAATCCATTAATCTGAAACATTCCATAGTCAAATGGAACGCTAAAGTAGATTATCTGACCAGGGATATATGCATTTGGAGTGATCACCGTGACAACGGCTGTATAGGAATTAGTGATCGATGAGATCACAAGAAACATCGGGACTACTGGAGAAGGAGGAAGGTAAGTATTACTGGACACCACTTTCTCCTTTGTACGATGAATGAATGCCTCTCGGTGAAGAGAGGCATCCAATGGAATCGATTAAACAGAAGTTGTTCCGTTACTATAGGAAGTTGCTTCCATTTTGTAGGCTTGCCACAAAATTGTATCACCAGAAGCACCACCAGGAGATTGTGCTCCTCCATAGACCAGCATATAAGGAGTAAACTGCCCTGTATGGAAAGGCGCTAGGGTGAAGTTATATCCTGTATAGGTGTTGGTCATTGGGTTGTATTGTGTGCTAGATCCCTGAGGAGCTAGTGTAGCAAACAACTGTGCTGTTGGTGACAGAGCACTAGCTGGGAAAGCAAATGCTGTAAACGCTGAGGAGTTGATGTTAACCGTAAGGTTGTACGCACCAATATTTCCGGTAGCAGATACAGCGTTGACAGCCACGATAGTTCCTGTCATTTGATTGATTTGAGTCATGCCAAATGAAGAGGGAACGCTGAAGTGTATATTCTGTCCCACTACATAATACTGTGATGGGTCTACAGAAGTAGACACAACAGCTTGTGTAGCCTGGCTGATGTTAGTGATAAAGAGGAACTGAGGATCTACAGACCAGTTAGTAGATACTCGTCTTGTATAGCCAGCTGTAGCCGCTGCAAGGCCGTTGCCAGCTACGTTAGCGAGTCCAAGAAGAGTATATCCACTACTAGATACTGAAGAGATCTGAAAGTTCATTCCGCCAATCGTAAGATCTCCAGTCGTATTATAGATCTGGATGATATCCCCGTTATTGTAGGTATTTGTTTGAGTAACCACAGCTGGGTTAACAGCGGTGATGTTTGTGATAGCATTTGAATTCTGTGCTTCCACAACTGGAGATGCCGTTACATAGGTAAATCCATTGGAAGCTGTAGAAGTAGCAAATGTATCTAAGTTCAATACACTAGTAGATGTGGATTTTTTCCATCGTAGTCCGCTAGCTGGATTGATTAAATTCCCGCCAAACCATTCTCCCATTACAACTACAGCTGTAGATGGAGCAAGTGGCATCTGAGTTAGATTATATGTTTTGAAATAATCTACTGAGCTTGGGAGGGGAATCTTTACGTTAATTCCTGCTGAGAGAAAGGAACCTTGGGTTATTAGGGTGAAAGCCATATAAATTCTCCTTATAGTCTTTGTGTTACGTTAAGTCCAGAAACCCAGTTTTGGTTGGTGATAGCTCTAGCTATTCCAAACTTAGCGTATAGCTGACTGTTTTGAGCAACTGATGAAACAACGTAAGGAGGTCTATACCCCAAGATCGCTGTATAGTTGTTTTGCTCTACTTTTGCAGCTGCTTCTAGACCATACATAGGCAATGTATAAACAGTTTGTCCGCCTGGGCTAGATATGCCAGGAATGAAAGCTGCCTTGGACGATACAAATACCCTGAATCTAGAAATCGAGCAATATTCTTCTGGTCTTAGTCCTTCTTGTGATGGATATGCGTTTTTAAGAATCACACCCTGCACGTTCTGAAGGTCTGGAGTGATATTAGTAGATGCTAGGCAAATGAAGGCATCCCTGGTGGGGCTTGTCGCAAACTTCAATTCCGCTTCTACCACTTCAAGCATTGTCCTTGCATCATTTCCTAGGAGAATCCTCTCGATGTTATTCACATCCTGACGAGATATCTCTGATGGCTGTTGTCCATTGATACCGCCTGTAGCATTGATATAGCTGACAGAGCTGGCATATAGATCTCTCATGAGAAGATCTTCTTTCTCCCGAAGCCACTGACCAAGTAGAGCAGTGAATTTGGTAAGGACTTTGTCGTTCTCATAGAGAGTTACTTGCTCGTTGATGACAACTGTCTTGGCATAGATTTCCATTGTTGCATCAATGTCTGTACGAACAACAACTTCTGGTGCTGGATCAATACCAGACCCATCAAGTTGGCCTCCGTCGGTAGACAAACGCTCAAAGCGTGACATACGGGTTGTTTTACCGATATGCGCTTCTGCATAGTGTAGATCCGCTCCAAAAGAGTGGATCAAGTTAAACATTGGTGTGCTCAAGAGATCTTCAGAAAACTGAAGAGGTAGCTCAGGAGCCATGTTATTGATATTTGTGATTCCAGTAGAACTGGTCATGGTATCACCTGCGGTGAAGATTTATTATGTGACGCTTGCGAAAGCGACTAAATCAGCACCCAGGTGAACGGGTATACTACCTAATTGACTTTGTTATATTTTAGATTAGGATTGTTTGCAAGCTTCCTTCCATATTTTTATCATTTTTGGAAGATCCTGACTCATCTTTCCGTTTGAATAAATATGTAAAAGATTCCCGTGTAATTTATTCCAACGCTCTGGACTTTGTGGAAAGGTGAGTTCACCATAATCATCTCCTAATGCCCATTGCAGAAATTCGATTCTTTCCCCTTCGGTAAGATCATCAATTAAACGATGAAAATTGGTTCGGAGATATCTTTCATCCTCTTCGCTAATTTCTATGCTCACTTCGCACCTTTAAGTGTACGTTGCATCCTGGCCCAATTTTCTTGTCTTCTTTTATCATCTAGATTCTTTGCTGGAGCTTGATCTCCTGTTTGTGTGGCTCCTGGAAGAGACATAGATTGAGGTTTAGCTAGGTTCTTCTCCATTTGTTTCTGGTCTTTCTTGCTGTCATGATTTGGGACAAATCTCTTGATGACCTTATAAAAGTCAGACCATGTTTCAAAAGATTCTGGAGAGTTTCTAAAGCGACGAGCAACTTCTGGATAGTGATAATCAAGATAATCTAAGTTCTCCTGTGTGCATACCTGATCGAAATCATTGAAGGTTGATTTGAGCTTCTGCGGCAACTCTCTTACTTCCCTCTCTTGGAGTTCTTTTTGATGTCTCTGTCTTTCTTTGTCTAGAGCTTGTTGGATGCGTTTATCAATACGCTGCTCTTCTGTCTCTCCAATGTCTTCTGACGATTGAGCGGGCTGTGGCTTGGAAAGTAGAGCCTCCATAGCATCCTTCAGAGCCTTCGCCTCTGCTTCCTTCTCCGAAGCTCTCCGATCCGATTCTTCCTTTTCTTTGCGCTCCTTCTCGCGGACTTGACGGAACTTCCTCCAATTGATCTGCTCTGTTGTTTCTTCAGGCTGTGCAGAGGGAGTTGCCTCTGGAATTGTTTTCGGTTGTGTTGCAGCAGGTATTTCTGCTACTTTTGTCTCTTGCTGTTTAGCTTCTGGTTGTATTGTCATATGAAAGAAACTCCTGATGATTCGGTTATTTTAGATAAGGAAGAACTACAGAAAAACTTAAACCATTACCGGAATGTTGTAAATTGCTTAGGAGCAAATGTTCCGATAGAGTGTCTTTGTCTTCCGAAGAAGGTAGAGAAGGCATTAATCAAGGATGGGTTCATACTTATCTACGACCTTCTTTACAGAGACTTCAGGGAAGTAAGGGGTATCGGGAAGGTCACCTTTGACCTCATTGCATCCCGCCTTGATGAGTTCGGAACGATTTGCATTTAGGTATTCAATCTCAGAGAGCATGGAAATCTTGTGTTGGTCTCTAATTTCTTGCCAGAATGTCCCATTGAAGAAAGAATCACTCCAGAATTTGGTTAGTGTCCATCTCTTATCCACATAGGGCATCTCAGAGATGATAGCCATTACCTTAGCATTGGGGAGAGACCACAGGCGTTTGCAGTTGCCATTAAGCTTATTGTAGAGGAATACAGACTGCTCTGGACGGGGAGAAGGGAGATATGGGTAAGCATAGTATTTGTGCCTCCTAACACCAGCGATAAGAGGGTCGGAGGCAATGACCAACACGAGGCAATATTCATCTTCATCGAATATGTGGTAATGACGTTTGGCACATATTTGGAGTTGTTCGCAGATGTCATCGGTTAGGGCTACTCCTATCTCTAGGGGATCGTAACGGGTGGTGTCAGACTTGGCTTTGAGGGAGAGTTCACCTGCGGTTTTACGTCTGTCCATTTGTTATACTTTCTATAACTTTTGTGTGCCTTTTCCGTTTTCCGATTTTCCTAAAACCCTAGGAAATCGGAAAATCGGAAATTTACTTTTTCCCCTTGCTTTCTCTTACACCTATACGCTCGTGGAAGAGACGAGAAGCAACTTCCCAGTAATGATTTTTCAAGGCAGTGCAGCAAGCATCGTAAATAATATCAATATGATCTGATTCGGATATGAGCTTAGTAATGAGGAGATAGGTGTCGATTTCTTCTTGGTTGAATATGTCTAGGTCTCTGATCTCGTCTCTCATTTATACCCACTTATACACGGTTATACCAAAAACTCGCTATAAGTTCCTATAAGTTTCTACATCCCTAAAATACCTACGGAAAGCTGCCTCGATCTTGGGGATGTTCCAGAGAGTGTAGAACATGGGACGGCCTGATCGGAAGGAATAGGAATAGGGATGGCGAACGAAAAGATCAATGGATCTGCATCTCAATGATCTTCCTTATTGACCTTCTCGTGTGTG